TAACATCTTGGTTTTACACCACAAAGGCGAGTTGGCGGAGTGGTGACGCAGCGGATTGCAAATCCGTGTACACCGGTTCGATTCCGGTACTCGCCTCCAGACTTTTCAAAGGGTTAGCCACCTCACCCTTTTCGCGGGTATCACATAGGGTATCAGGTTCGCGTTCCGGTCCTGTTCTGTTCACCTGCGTTTCTCCCGTGCCTGGCGGGCGCGCATGATCTGCCTGGCTTCACCCGCATACTTCTCGATCATCTCTTTGGTGGCATGGCCGGAGTAGCTTGCGATCTCATCATCGCTGCATCCTGCCCAGGCCAATTCCATGACGCCGCGATAGCGAAGGGCGTGCAGGTCATAGGCTTCGAGGCCAAGGCGGCGGCGTTCCTTCAACATGATCTGAGCCATATAGCGGTAGCTCATGGGGTTGCCGTCGCGCTTTGTCAGGATCGGACGGCTTGGCAAGGGAACCGCACCAAGGGCACTCAGCGCCTTGTCCAACGCGCCTTTCAGGTGGCCCGTGCAGGGAAGCACCAGCGGCTTGTCCGTCTTGTTCTGGCGAATGGAAAGCGAATCGCCGTCATAGTCCCCCCATCGAAAGGTTACCCAGTCGCCAGGGCGCTGCACGCTGCCGATCCCGATTTCGAAGATCAGGCGCGGCAGATCGCGGGCCTGGGCGCGAAACAGGTCAACCGCGTAATCCGGCCATGGCACATGCGCCTTTTGTCGCTCCGGCGGGGTTTTGAGCGCGCGGACGCCTTTTGCCGGGTTGTTCTTGATCCAGCCAAGATCAATCGCGTGCTCACACAAGATAACAAACATTTGGGTGATATAGTTCGCGAACCGCGTCCTGTGGGCATTCGCCTTCTGGGCGGCGATCACGTCTGCCCTTGTCAATGCCCTCACGTCCCGCGTGCCAATCCTTTCCTTGAGGTAAATCAGCACCCTTTCATAGTCCTGCCGGGTGCGGGGCTTGAGGTTTAGCCAACGGTCGGATGCACGGTAATCTTCAATCAGCGCATTCCAGGAAGTCTTTGCGTGCATACGCTTGCCGCCTAGAATTTCCCAATACTGGCGGTCAAATTCGGCGGTGCCTTCCTGGGCGGTAATCCGGTGGTATCTGCCCTTGATGCGCACATACCAACGCCCGCTTGGATGCTGCCAAAGGTATTTCTTTACCATTGCACACCTACCATTCCGTCAACCGCCTCGCCGGATATGATCCCCCTGATCTCTTCAATGTCCCAGCGTTTCAGCCCGCCAATTTCACGCGGCGGCGGCAAATCCCCCTGTTCGACAAGTCGCCTGAAATCGGCTAGCTTCATGTCCAGCATCTTTGCGGCGCTGGACTCACTTGCGAATATAGGCGAAGGCGCAGGCATTTGATCAGGTTCCTTCAAATCTTGACGGCAGGCCGGGCCATGCCGAAGCCTCGGCCTGCCGATTGGGAGTGCGGACACCATCAACCAACCTTACACCCCCTTTGACGTGCTGAAAGCGATGGTGGTCGTCCGGCTGCCCGATGCGGCGGCGATACGGCGTTCCAGATCGGCAATGGCGGCGGCCATTTCGGCGTCCGAGCCATATTCCACCCGCTTGCCCTCGTAGAGCAGCGAGCGCAGCCCTTGGGCGCGCGCCCGGATGAGCGCGTCCAGCAGGGTTTCCAGCTCGGCCGTGTCGATCGCCATCAGCCCACCCGATACCAGCCGCGCCAGTCGATCCAGCCGGCCCCGAAGTCGAGACGCACCTTGACCATGAGCCCGTCCACCTCGAACCCGGCCCTGGTTTCGATCTGCGGCCCCGGCGCGCCTTCCAGATAGGCATATTCGAGCCCGTCGATCTGGGCCGGGTCGGCCGCCAGATACCATTTGCCGGTATCGGTCAGGCGCGGATCGACGATCAGCGAAAGCGAGGCAAACGGGTTGGTGTCGCTGGCCCTGGTGGCCTGCACCTGGGAAAGCGCCTGCTCCATGGTGGTTTCCAGCTCGGGCGGCACCAAAACGAATTTTGGCACCACGTTGATTGCCTCGCCGGCCAGACCCTTCTGGCGGCGCATGGCCAGCCGGGCGGTGTTCAGATCGGACGTGATATTGGCCACCGTGCTGCCAGAGGAAGCGGAAGTGTTGCCATGCGAGGACGCTTGAAACACCGTCTTGCCGTCGCTCATGGTCGGGTTGGAGGCAATGAGGCCGGCGATCTGCGCGGCCTCGAAGGCGCGGGCGGCGGTGCCCATGTTGGCGGCGATCCGGTCGAATGCCCCCAGATCATCATTCACCAGCGCCTTGCGGCTGATTCCGAAGATCTTGCCGAAGGTGTCCAGCCTGTAGCTTTCCGCCGCCTCGTCGATGGTGCCGAAGGTGTATTCGCCGTGCTCTTCCACCTTTTCCAGCGCCGGCGACGCGCCCAGCATGATCGCCTTCCTGTCGCGGAAGTCGCGCGCCGTGGTCTGCCGCGCCAGCCGCCGCGCGCCTTCGGGTGCGGCTTCATAGCTGCGCCGCAGGCTGCGGCCGAGCGCATTGCCGAGGATTTCGGGATAGTCGCTGGTCGTGTGCAGGGCGCGGGTGATTACGGTATCATCCGTGGCCGCGTTGACCGTGAAGCCGCGCAGGCGCAGCACCTCGCGGGCCAGATCGGGGATGCGCAGCCCGGCAAAGCGCCGGGCCTCGGGCGAAAGCTCGTGCTCGGGATGCAGGCGGGCGAACAGGGCTTCGCCGGCGCGCTCGGCCACCACCTCGGGGGCGTCGTGATCGAAGGTGATCTGCGCCCGCGTGGTGCGCGGTGCGCTCTCGGCGCTGCGGCTGCGCATTGCCTCGAAAGCGGCGCGGCGGGCCTCTTCGGCCGTGGCCTCGGCGTCGATCTGCTGATCCGCCCAGGCGCGGGTCAGGCCGGCGGTTTCGGCAATCCGGCGGATTTCCGCGTTCGCCTCGGCGCGGGTTTCGGTCTGCGGCTCTTGCGGCCGCTCGATCGTCTGCTCGACGGTTTCCATGACAAGTTCTCCTTTGCGGAAATGAGCCCCCGGATCGGCCGGGACCGGAACGATGGAAACCTCGATCGGAATCCATCTTCTTGCGATGCGAACGCGCTTGCCGCGCTCGCGGGTTTCCTGCCAGCCCTCGACCGTGTAGCCGATCGACAGGCCGCGAATGGTGCCATTCTGGATGTCGTCCAGGATTGCCAGGGCCGAGGTGTTCGAGCGCAGGCGAATGCGCACCCACAGCCCTTCGGCGCGTATCTCCGCCGCCTCGACCACGCCCAGCTGGTCGCGGGTCGAGCTGGCCCGGTGCGCATCCAGAACAGGCGCGCCGGGCAGGCGCGACGTGTTGGCGTTTTCCAGCGGCAGGCGCTCGATATAGCCCGCGCGCTGCACGTCCGCCCCGGTGGAAACGATCGCCTCCACCGTGCGGGCCTCCGGGTCCAGCGTGGCGGGCTGCGGGGAAAGGTTGCGAATGTGGATGGTCATGCCATGTTCTCCCGGTCGCGGGCGCGCTCGGCGTCCAGTTCGTCAATGTCGCGGCCGCGCGCGGCCACCACCTCTTCGCGGGATTTCAACCCGGCCTCGATCGCAGCCACATCCGCCGCAACCTCCTTGGCCGGGTCCACCCATTGCCAGCCGGGGGCGACGAAGCGCACGGCGCGGTAATCGGCCAGCGTTTCCGGGTCGGCAGGGATGGTGCCGGCCAGGGCCTGCACCTCGATCCAGCGGTGCCAGAGCGGGCGCAGGAATTGGCGCTCGATCAACGCCCTTTGCAGCATCTCGGCGCGGCGGCGAAACTCCAGCAGCCCGACGCGGGCCGAGGAATAGGTGGCCTCGGACATATCGCCGGTCAGCTGCTCATAGGTCAGCCCGACGCCGGCGGCGATCTCGCGATCCTGGGCGCGTAGGAAGCCCACCGATTGCGAAAGCCCGCTGCCCGCGCCGGAAAAGGTCACATCCGCACCCGGCGGCAGAACCCGCATGGCCCCCGGCTCCAGCGCCACGTTCAGCGACGATCCCGAGGTTTCGCCGTCAAAACCCGCGCCGGTGCCGTCCGGGTCGCGGATGAAGCCGGTCATCAATGCGGCCACCTTTTCGCGCATCAGCAGCGCATCCGCAGTTTCGTCCCGGTCGCGCAGCTTCAACAGCACCGGGGCCAGCCAGGACAGGCCGCGCACCTGCCCCACAAACAGCCGGTCGAAGATGTGCAGAATGTCCGAGGCCGGCACCCGCACCGGCGCGCCCCAGCCGCCGGACAGGCTGTCGGGCGGGTCGCGGTAGATGTGATAGGCCACCACCCGGTCGGCGGCGTCGAGCTCGATGCCCGAGACGATCCGCCGCCCCTCGCCCAGGTCGCGGTCAAGGCTGGTGTCGATCTGATCGGCCGCGATCGGCTTGAGCTCCAGCCCGCCATCCTCGTTGACGATCATCTGCAAGAACGCCTCGCCATCGCGCACCAGACAGCGCGCCAGCTCCAGCATGGGCGTGGCGATCAGGGCCTCGAAGGCGGCGTTCAGTTCGCGCGCCGTGTCCGGGTCCGGGTGCTGGGAACGGGCGTTCCAGCCGGGACCGATCAAGGCGGCCACCCAGGCTTCCACCGCGCGGTTGGCCTGGGCGTTGTTGAGGTATAGCGCACCGGCGCGTTTCTCGACCGTCTGGCGCGCGGCGATGGTGGAGCGGGCCGGCTGGTCGAGCACCGCCGCCCCTTCCCAGCGCCGCCCACCGCCGGCGGCCTCGATGCCCGAGCGGCGGAACAGCCTTTGCCACCAGCGCGCATTCGCGCGGCGCACCTGCCGAGACGGGGAGCGGGCGGACTCTTTCATTCGGCTATTTCCTCTGCTTCTGGCAATCCGAGTTCCTGCGCACGCTGCACGACAAAGCGGGCCGCCCTGGTCGCGTTGGCAAGGAACACGCGTTTGCCGGATATGTATTTGTAGGGGCCTTCCTCGGTCTGCCTGGGAATTTCATCGTGATACTTGCTGAGGATTTGCGACAGCGATCCGCAAAGGTGCTCACGATAGGTTTCTGTTTTTCCGTCCTGCATCAGCCCTTCAAATACGCAAACGCCGACCCAGATTTCTGGCCTTGCGAGATACGCCGTGCCCACAGTCAACGATACGGAATTGGTGACGAGGCGCGAGGCATATTCGGCACCCAACCCTTCGGGATAGGTTTCTGTGGATTCCTGTGCGACGAAATCCAGTTCGACACGCAGCCGAAAAGCATCGTCCAGCGAAAAATCCTGCCACTTGGCGGCGTTTTCATCCCTTGCGACATGGAATGGAAGCTGTTTGCGCTTGCGCAAGAGATTGAAACGGGGCGCGTCGATCCCGACGCAATGAATGATACCGGCTCGGCGCATTAGGCGTCTCCGCATTGGTTTTCTGGTTGCCCTAGAAATGCCAATTCCCCCAAACGAAGTCAAATGATATCTTTTCTGCGGCAGCTTGAACCGCCATGAAACACCATGCGACAGGATTAGCCCGCCCCGCACCCGGTCAGGTTCCGCGCCTCGATCCACAATTTGCCTGATTCCCAATCTGAAAACAGGCTGCCGCGCGCCGAGTTCACGATTGCCTTGGCGGCAAAATCGGCGGCGGTGGTGCTGGGCAGGGCCATCATGCGACGTTCAACGGCCTGCATTTCCTTGATAATACGATCTTCGGCGGCTTCCTCGTTTTCGGCGTTGAGCTGCTCCCGCAACCGCTCATGCTGGTAAAAAAGGCGCAGGATTTCGCTTTCTGTCCTTGCGGAAGTATTGCTTGGCAGCAGCGCCAGCGGCGCGGCCAGCAGGCTGCGGCGGCTGACGCCAGGCAAAACGCTCTCGGTCGCGCAAACGCGGTCTTTGGGCATTGTCTCGGTCTCCCAGTTTGGTATGATGCTGAAAGTATCAGCATAACAGGCGCGGGCATGTCAATACCAAAAGTATCAGTCGAGCAAGTAAAGGCCGCGCGTGCTTTGTTGCGATGGTCCCAAGATAAATTGGCGCAAAAGTCTGGCGTGTCGCTTCCGACAGTGAAGCGCCTGGAAGCCGCGAAAGGTGAATTAGGCGGTCGCGCCGAAACCTCTGCCGCTATCCGCGCCGCCCTTGAGGCTGCCGGGATCGAGTTCATCGCCGAGAATGGCGGCGGGCCGGGGGTGAGGCTGAAAAACCGATTAAAGGAGAACGAAAATGGTTGAGTTTTACAAAGAGGTAGCCAGATACCAAGCGACAATCCAACACCAACGAACAGGTGACATTGTCGACTTCAAAGCGGTCGTTCTTGAAGGACCAAGTGATGGTCGGTTTCACATTCAATATTCGCACACGTGCAGAGCGGAAAATGCGATTGGCTTCTGGTATTCGGATTCCATGACGGGTGCTCAATCAGCCGAAGAGGCAGAAGTGAAAGTCCGATCTTGGGCCGAAACCATCGAAAAGAGTTTCGAGGTAGGCCCCTGGAATGAAGACATTTAAGAAATCGGCTTCACCGCCGCTTCATCCAGTTCGATCGGAGCACCGGCGCGGGGCGCGCGGGCGGCGGGGCCTTGCCGGTCAGCTCGGCGCGGCGGCGGTGCCAGTCGATATTGACGATCTGGCGCGCGGCCATGGCGTAGATGGTGCAGTCCAGCGCCTCGGCCCGCTTGCCGGGGATGCGCTCGAAGCTGCGCACCGGCTGGCCGCGCCGATAGCGCACCACGGCGCGCTCAGATGTCAGCTGCTCGAACCACACCGGCGGCAGATCGGCCGAGAACCGCACCAGCCCTTCGCGCGACAGCCGGGCAAACAGCTGGGTTTTCAGCGTGTCCACCCCCACGATCCACAGCCGCGCGCCGGTCCTGGTGCGGCTGCCCGCGCGCTCGATCGGCGGGCGGTTGCCGGGCGCGCCCTTGATCGCCAGCACCTTGCGGCGCGTGCGCGGGGTGCAGAACGCCGTGACCGCCTGCATGGTGGTGCCGTCGCCCGCATCCACCGCCGCCGCGTCCACGCCCAGCCTGCCGCCCAGTGCGTGGGTAAAACTCTGGCGCAGCAGGCCGTCCAGTTCCGCCCAGGTCTCGGGCGCGTCCCATGCACCCCAGATCACCTTGTGGCCGAGGATGAAGGCGGTGCCGTCCTCGGCCCAGCCCGTGAGGGTGATTTCCAGCCGATCATGCTGCACGTCGCAGCCTGCCGTCAGCGCCAGCACCTCTTCGGGCAGGCGGTCGAGCCCCCATTGCTCGGCCCGGCCGGCCAGCGCCTCTTCGTCCAGTTCGTCGCCCTCGCCCCGCCAGCCCTGGGCAAGGATGGTGTTGACGAAGGTCTGCAAGGTCAGCGGATCATCCTTGACCGCCAGAAACTCGGCCACCAGCTTCGGCCAGGCGGCATTGGCGTGCAGGCTGACCAGGGCGTTGAGGCGAAAGCCCGCATGGCCCTCCACCTCGGGGCGCAGGGCGCGCCATTGCCCGGCGGCCACCATCTCGGGCTTGTGGCGCTCGGGCGTCTCGGCGGCACAATGGGGGCAGCGCCAGCGCGCGGTTTCGGGGCGGCCTTCATCCCAGACGACATGTTCCCAGGTGATTTCCGAGAACGCGCCGCAATCCGGGCAAGGCACCTCGAAGATGCGCTGATCGGACGCCGCCCAGGCGCGCA